TAAACGCTATACAAAGGAGAATATTATGGCAAACACAACTTTTGATGGACCGGTAAGATCGAAAAATGGTTTTCAATCTATTGGACCAGGTGCTGTTCCTGCACTTACAGCTGCAACTGATTTAACTGTTGCAGACCATGCAGGCAGAGTATTAACTATGGATCCAGTTGGAACACCAACTGCGATTACTATTCCATCAATTATTTCTACAGCAGATGCTGCATCAGCAGGACCAGGAAGTGATCCAAATAACAAAAGCACAATTGGAACAACTTTTGAACTTATCTTCATTGATGAATTCACAGGTACAATTAAAACTGCAAACACTGATGATAAATTTGTTGGTGGTATCTCACTTGGTGTTGATAACACTGCGGTTGCAAAAGCATTTTTCGTGCCTGCAGCAGCAAACAATGAAGTAAATCTAAATGGAGAAGCTGGAGCTGGTAACGCTACTACAGGTGGTCTAATTGGTTCTAGAATTAAATTTACTGCAATTGCAGCAAATAAATATTTAGTTGAAGGTTTATTAATTGGTGATGGCACAGTTGCTACACCTTTTGATTCACAATAATAATAAACTAGTGGCTCCTTCGGGAGCCACGAATTAGGAGAATTTATGGCTTTTAAAAGTGATATACAAGCAACAAGATTTACAGCAGCAGGTGCTACAGCTATTATAGCGCAACCTGTAAGACTTAGAGGAATTGTTGTTGCATCTGATGGTGGTGGAGCAGGATCTGTTGTTTTGAATACAACTAGCCAAGCAAGTGGTACAAATCTATTAACAGTAGATGTTCCTACAGGTGATGTAATTAATTTTAATTTTCCTGAAGATGGTATCTTATTTCCTAAAGGTATATTTGCTTCAACAGTAACAAATGTTGCAGCAGTAACTTTGTTGACAGATAAGTATTCAGGACCTAACATGACAACATCTAATCCAGGATAATTATGAGTGGCGGAGGAAGTTTTACATCAGACCAGTCGGTAGCACACGCAACTGCTACAGCACAAATGGTTGCTACAGGAAAGAGAGCAAGACTTACATCTATTCAAGGAAAAGGCAATAGTGGAAGTGCATCTATTATATTTAGAAGCGGTGGTGCAACAGGCACAATTATAGCAACTTATCTTTTTGGAGAAGAGGGTCTTGATATGTATTTACCTGGATCTGGTATTTTATTTTTAGACGGTATACATGCAACAATTGCTGGAACTGGCGGAGTAACTATTACATTTACGTAAGATGTATGAAAGAATTATTATTTTTATTGAAAAGTATGCATCAAAACTTAATGTTTGGTGTTGGCAACAAAGAGTAAAAATTTTAAGGAGGAAGCAGGAAGATGAAAACAGGACTTGAAATGTTAGGTTACTCAAGAGGTGGTGATGTAATGCCTGCTAGAAATAAAAAAAATTTTAGACCTACAGAAAAAGGTGCTGGAATGACAAGAGCTGGGGTTGCTGCATATAGAAGAGCAAATCCAGGATCAAAATTAAAAACAGCTGTAACAGGCAAAGTCAAAAAAGGATCAAAAGCTGCAAAACGGAGAAAATCTTACTGCGCAAGATCGCTTGGTCAATTAAAACGAGCGTCAGCTAAAACAAGAAATGATCCTAACTCACGTATAAGACAGGCTAGAAGAAGATGGAAGTGCTAAATTGTACAATATGTTTTCATCCTTGTCATTGTAAAGGAGTGGGACCTTATATTAACACTAACCAATGTATCGGGTATGATTGTGATTGTAAAACTTGCATACACCCGATTATAAAGGAGGATAATGATATGGTAAAAAAAATTATCAAATGGATTTGGGTCATAGTTTCATGGCCTTTTAAAAAAATCCACAAATGGCTTAAAGGCTAGTTTATGGCCAATAAACCACTCAACATATCGGAGTCGGCAGCCGTTCAAATGCCTATGAAAACGGTTGCCAGTCTGATTTTACTAGTCGCAGCTGGCGTGTTCGCATACACCGAGCTGACGGCAAGGTTAGTATCGCTCGAGACATCACGTGAGTTGTTTGAAAATGATTTGTTAAAAAAATCCGAACAAGTGCCCGTGGACCAGGAGCAACATTTTTTACTCGAAGATTTGTACAAGTCTGTAGAAAAAATGGAAGAGACTCAAGAAATGAATATGACTAACAAAGTTAATATAGAATTTTTAAGAGAACAATTAAATAAAGCACTAGCTGATATTGAAGAATTAAAAGATAAAGTAAGAGAAAACGGAAAGGGGTATCAATGATTTTAGAAGTTGTAGCTCTTCTTATGATAATTGACGGAGAAATTAAGGAACACAGAATTCAAATTGATCCTGACACAAGTAAACCTTCGATGGCAATGTGCCTTAAAGGTAAGAGGCATGCTAAAAGACAGGATAAAGGCAGTAACATACAGCATCAATGTATAAAATCTATGGCAGAGGTAGAGCAAAATATAGATGGGTCACTTTCAATCAAGAAATTAATACTAGAATAATGATATATTTATTAAAAAAACTTTTAGGATTTGATATATTAGAAAAACGTATTAGAGTCTTAGAAAGAAAAAATTACTGGAGAGAAAAATATAAACATGGCTTATCTCAACGCAAACATACCTCCAATATATTGTAAAGTAAGAAAAGAATATCTTTATGACATGGACGAAAAATATAAAAAACAAAGTAGTGACTGTGTTGTCTTTGGTCTTACTTCCATTTCAGGTCGTGCATTATTATTTAACATTATGCTTCCAAATGGTGCATGCTACTGGAGATTACCTATCTCAGCATTTTTTCAAAAAGAATTTGAAAGATATCAAGTCCCAGATATGGCAGTACAAGAATTGGAATTATGGAATTGTTTTAGCTATTGGCCTAGCGTTCATTGTTTTGATTGGTTGGATGGTTTAAATGGCAAATATATGGGTATTGATAAAAAATTTCATCATGGAAAATATTTATTCACAATTGATTGGGCTAGTCCAGATACTAACATCTTGGACACTGAACATTCTGAAATACCTCAAGAACATAAGTGTGCACACATACTGGCTCTTGATAACGGCAATTATGCAGGTCAGCCTAATAATCGTCTTCTTTGGCATGTTAATAGCTACACTGTTGATAACAGTTGGCCTGACTATAAAGTCCAAACTACGTATTGGGACGCAGAAGATACAACAATGGTGACAGAAGATACGGATAAAATGTTTTATCAAATGGAGGAAAAAGATGAATCTAAGTCGTAATTTTAGTTTATCAGAGCTTACCAAATCAGATACTGCAATTCGTAAAGGTATAAACAATAATCCTAGTGCAGAACAAGTAGAAAAATTAAAAGCATTGTGTGAAAATATACTTCAACCAGTACGTGATCATTTTGGCAGGGTAAAGGTGACGAGTGGTTTCCGTAGCGTAGAGTTGTGCCTAGCCATAGGATCGAGTCAGAACAGCCAACATGCAAAAGCTGAGGCTGCAGATTTCGAATGTGTTGGCGTGGACAATGCTGAACTTTTTGATTGGATAAAATCAAACCTTTCACCAGATCAGCTCATACTTGAATTTTACACTCCTGGTGAGCCTAACTCAGGTTGGATTCATTGTAGCTGGATTGAAGGAACACCAAGAGCATCTTACCTATGGGCCTATAAAAGTGAAGGAAAAACCAAATATAAACCAGTTATTGGCAAAGCTAAAGACATCGTTTAATCCTATTGCTAAAAATCTAAGGTCTAGAACTTACAAACCAAAAGTGATACAATCTAAGAAGTTGTACAACCGCAAAAAGGAGAAACATGGCTATCAAACACAGGATTAAATTTAAAGCAGCAATGGGTAGAGCAGCGT